ATATTGATGCTCTTATTGAAATGTATCGAGACGATAGTAAGCTCGATAAAACAAAGCTAGACACTGAGAGTTTGAATACACCAGCATTGCATGGCAAATACCTGCAATTCTACTCAAAAGAGCGGCTTAAACTGCGGCATTTAAAACTCGAACAGAAGCATCTGCAGCAATTACTCAGTGAGTACTATAGAGGCGATCTCAATAACCCGCAAGATTTAGCTGAAATCAAAAAACAACCGTGGGCAAAGCGGATTTTGAAGCAGGACGTCCCTGCATATGTTGAGTGTGACCCTGAAATGAAACAATTGACGATAAAAATCGCATATCAAGAAGAGGTTGTTGCCGTCCTCGAGGAAATAGTAAAAGCAATAAACAACAGAGGCTATGCAATCAAAAATAGTGTCGACTTTTTACGATGGACAATGGGAACCTGACACGGTGTTCGTTACCAAGGTGAATGAAACCTACCTACGTGTGACTGCAGAATCGGCAATTCGTCAAGAATTGTACGACTATTTTGCGTTTTACGTGCCCGGTTATCAGCATATGCCAAAATTCAAAGCGCGTGCATGGGATGGTAAACTACGTTTGTATAATGCACACACCGGTGAAATGTTCCATGGTCTTCTCCCGTATCTGCAGCGATTTGCTGAGGAGCGAGACTACGAATTCATCGACGAATGTTCTGAACCACAAGAACCAATGTCAATTGCTGAAGGTGAGCAGTTTTTTGATCAGCTCAACATTCCAGAACAATTTGTCCAACGAGATTTTCAAATCAAAACATTTGTCCATTGCGTTCAGGAACGTCGCGCGACGATTGTTTCACCTACAGCGAGCGGCAAATCTCTAATCATCTATTTGTTGACGCAGTGGTATAGAGAGCAGCCAATTTTGATCGTTGTCCCAACAATCGCTCTCGTTCACCAAATGCGGACTGATTTTCTTGATTACGGTTGTGACCCGGATGACATTGCGATCATTACTGGTGGTATGGATAAAGAGACAACAAGGCACATTACAATCTCAACATGGCAGAGTATCTACAAGCAGCCAGCGAAATACTTTGCAAAATGGCAGGTTGCTATTGGTGATGAGTGCCATCTTTTCAAAGCAAAGTGCTTGCAGAGTGTTCTGACGAAGATGACGAATGCACGCTATCGGTTTGGTTTTACTGGTACACTTGATGGTACACAAACACATCGGTTAATTCTTGAGGGTCTTTTTGGTCAAGCAAAACAATTTGTCAGCACTCGCGAATTGATTGACCAAGAAGTCCTATCTGATTTTGAAATCAAATGCCTCGTTCTTCAGTACACAAAAGAAGAGCGCGCCGCAGTTTGTAAAAAGCTTGACTATCAAAATGAGCTTGATTTCATTGTAACACACAAGCAAAGAAACATATTTCTGCGCAATCTTGCGCTATCACTAAAAGGCAACACCTTGATGCTTTGTCAGTTTGTTGAAAAACATGGCAAAATCCTTTATGAGATGATCTCTGAAAAGGCAAAGGACGACCACAAAGTGTTCTTTGTTCATGGTGGGACAGAAGTTCAGCTCCGTGAAAAAATCCGTGCAATTGTTGAGAAGGAAAAACATGCGACAATTATTGCATCGTTTAAGATTTTCAGTACTGGGACTAATATACGTAATCTCCACAACGTTGTTTTCTGTAGTCCTAGTAAGTCTCGTGTTCGTGTTTTACAGTCTATTGGCCGTGTTCTGCGTCGCACCGGTACAAAAATTATGGCAACACTATATGACGTCGCCGACGACCTCCACACAAAAAGCAAAATCAATCTGACACTACAACATTTTGCACAAAGAATCGAAATCTACAATGAAGAAGGGTTCCCTTACAAAATCTACAACATAAAAATGGGTGCATAATGAACAAAGCAAAAAGGCAGCCTGTGCGCTTGCTCAAACTTGTTTCAGGGGAAAGCCTCGTCTCTTTTGTCAAAACCGACAACCGACGAGGAAAAGTACACGTTGATACGCCGCTACTCGTTCATATTCGCCCAACAAATTTTGGGGCAAGTTTGGCGCTAACAAAATGGATGCCATTTGTTGACGACAACAAATACGTTCTTGATCGAAAGCATATCATCGCTAACACACAGCCATCAGAAGAACTATACGAGCACTATATTTCGGCCGTCATGTCGTTGGCTGGTTACGAGACAGCGGCCGTCGACGGCAAACATATAAACGCACCAACATCCGGAGCAGTACATTAATGGCAAAAACGACAAAAAAGAAGCAGCACTATGTTGACAACAAACAGCTGTTTCAAGCGATGGTTGAATTCAGGAAAAGTGTTGCTGCCGCGAAGAAGGCAAAACAAGAGAGACCAATGGTAACAAATTACATTGGTGACTGCATAATGAAAATTGCGGTGCATCTTTCTACTCGCCCACAGTTTTCAAGTTATACGTTCCGCGAAGAAATGATTTGTGATGGTATTGAGAACTGTCTACAGTATATTGATAATTTCAACCCAAAGAAATCTGAAAATCCATTTGCCTATTTTACTCAAATCATCTATTATGCATTCTTGAGACGAATAAAGAAAGAGAAGAAAGAACTATACACAAAGTACAAAATCAGCCAGAGTACTATAGTTGGGTCGATGACAAACAGACAAGGCCACGACACACAAGATTATAGTATTGGCGCCCGGACTTCTGAATGGTCAACAGAGCATATTGACACATTCATTGAAGAGTTTGAGAACAAAAAACGTGAAAAGAAGGCTGCCCAAAAGAAAGTCGGTGACGCCCCGGCTGTAAAGAAAAAGTGGGGCCGTCGCAAGGAGAATAAAAATGATGCTGCCAGCGCAAATTGAACATTGGGTGAGCGAGATGCAAAACACGGCAGTTCCGTTGCACACACGCATGCAATATTTTGCACGTGTCAACGAATGTGTTGAGGTTCTCGGCAAAGAATTGGATCGGTTTTCCCGGGCGACAAAAGTGAAGCCGAAATTCAGAATTGTAGAAGCAAGTGTTGGGAAAGCATAAATACCGAAGTATGTATTAACACATTTTGGTGCCGCAATGAAAAAAATAACACTAGCAGATGCTAGAAAGATAGGTGCAAAACATTATAGTGGGCGGCCTTGTCGTTCGTGTGGTAAGACTGTCAAATTCGTTTCAAACCAATCGTGTGTTTTCTGTACAACAAAACGAACAAAGGAACGCAGCAGCGATGTTTACCGAAAATATATCAAATCACAAAGAGGCCAATCGTGGCTAAAAGAGTACCGACACTCGATTCCTTGGCGCGAGACACAAAAACGGTTTGGTAAAAAAACAGGATTTTGGAACGAGCAGCAATCCCGCCGCCGAAAGCAGATAGTGTTAGATTATGAAAAACTTACCGCTGACGAAAAACAACAAATAAAGGACATTTACAAGGACGCGGCTGCGATGACTTGCAAAACTGGAGTAGCTCATCATGTTGATCATATTGTACCGTTACGCAGCGGCGGAAAGCATCACCCAGACAATTTACAAGTACTAATCGAAAGCGAACACTGGCTAAAGTGCGCTACAGAAAACAGATTATTTTTTAAGAAGAGAGAGGAGAATCAGTAAATGGCAAAAGTTGCCCTTTTGACTGACACACACTTTTGGCGCGCGCAATGACGCAATCGTGTTCCAAAATTACTTTCGTCGGTTCTACGATGAGGTGTTTTTTCCATATCTCAAGAAGCACAATATAACAACTGTTTTTCACTTGGGCGACATTGTCGATCGCCGCAAGTTCATAAATTATGTCACGTTGAATACATTCCGTAGTTGTTTTGTCAAACCATGCATCGATAACAACATCACTCTGCATGTTCTTGTTGGCAATCACGATGTTCCGTATCGTAATAGCAACACGATCAATGCAATGGAAGAGTTGTTTGGTAACTATTTCAAAGAGCGTGGTTTGCACATTTATGCATCACCAACGGAAGTAGTGATCGACGGTGTAAAAATTGCACTAACACCATGGTTTCACAATGATAGTTACAAATCAGCGACACAATTCATAAAGAAAACGAAAGCGGAAATTTTGTTTGGTCACCTCGAGCTTTCAGGGTTTGAGATGTATCGCGGCCAGCGAAACGACCATGGTATGGATGCGAGCGTCTTTAGTAAATTTGACATCGTAGCAACAGGGCATTACCACCACAAATCATCACGTGGTAATATTCACTACCTCGGCAATCCTTACGAGATCACGTGGAACGACTATAATGACAATCGAGGGTTCCACGTATTTG